CATGGTTTCCCTAGCAGTGGTACAGTGTACATAGACAATGAAATGATAACATACAGTGGGAAAAACACTGCCACAAATAGACTAACAGGCTGCACTAGAGCTGCAACTTTGAGCAACTTTGCAGCAGGTGCTGTAAGAACATATACCGCAGGAGCAGCGGCCGCACATAATGACAATCAAGGTGTAGTGTTGATTTCTTGTACCACAAGTCCTATCATTAGTCACTGGGGTAGTGCATATCTCATAGACGGCCTGTTTGATGAAGACCGCGGATACATTTTTAACTATGCTGCTACAGGTATTTCAGCATCAACTACAAAACAGACAGCGTTTCTAATTCGATTGGCACCAAGTGTTAGTAATGCTGTGACTGGAGATCTAGGCGAAAGAGAACTGTTAAATCGTGCGCAATTACTGTTGTCAGCGATTGCGGTAGCCAGTGACAGTGTTTCAGGCGGCGGTGCTATCGTTATTGAAGGTATTCTTAACCCACAAAATTATCCTACAAACCCTACCTTGATTACCTGGAACGGGTTGAATACAGCAGCGGCCGGAGGTCAACCTAGTTTTGCACAAATAGCGTTGGGCGGATCTGTAAACTGGGGAATTACTCCGTCTACACAAACAGCCACAGTAGCAGGTGCGTTAACAACTACTGTGTCTGCCGTTGGAACCGCAGTGACCAGTTTCACTGTTACTGCCATAGCTGCTGGATTTATTACAAATTTTGGCGCCCATAATCCTGCCCTCCAAACAAGCAGAAATTACTTTTGGATCACTAACACAGCCTATGACGCACTAACCACAACCATGCAGGTTGGTGATAGACTGTCAGCTACAACCTATATTACTTCATCGCAGACTATTACCAGTATTACACGAAACTGGAACAACAACGGTACATACACCTTGATTTTCATGAGTGGTTTTCCTAACGCAAATTCACCAGGCAGCACCAACATCACGGTAACAGTGACCAGTGCTGTTTCTCAAAACTACAACAGTGCTATTAGAAATGGTCAAACAGATTTCTTGATCACTAATTCACAACGTGTCAGTTCAGGTATAGCGGTTGGCGACCGAGTGAGTGCAAGTAATTATGCAAGTCAGACTATTACCAGTATTACACCTAGTTTTATTACACTGTCCGGTACTTTATATTCTAGAATAGTAGGATCTATTAATGCCTCAGGCACTTCTACAGCGGGTAGTAACGTTACAGCCACAATAACAGCAGCACAAACAGCAGCATCGTATGTCAATGCCAACTACTTGTTTTTTACTTCAGCTTCGTATATTGCATCTGGCGCAACAGTTAGTACACTGCTAGACTCATCTGCAATGACACAGTTTCCGGCGGGTACCAGTATTAGTGCTGTCACATCAAGATCACTGGGCGCTACCACAGTCTATCGAGTGACATTTACACAGTCGTCTAACACTAGTATAGCTGCCGCAGCCACTGTGACATTTGCATTCGGATACAATTATGCTGTACCGGGAGAACAGGTATTTTCTTTCATATCAACTTCAGGAACAACTGACACGCTTAGTTTGGAAAAGCTCAAAGAACTAGGCACTACAGCGATTGGAGGTCGAGGAACATTCCCCAACGGACCAGACGTACTGGCTATTAACGTGTATAAAACTAGCGGAAGTGCAACTCCAGTAAACATTATCCTACGTTGGAGTGAAGCTCAGGCCTGATCTACGTCTGCAAGTTTTTTTGCCAGCTGTCTGCGGATTTCAGTTATCTTTCGTTTGCTGTCATTGACGCCTGAAGATATGCTCTGCATCATGGTAAGTTCTTGATGCTGTATATCAATACTCTTGACTTCTTGAAGTAATTGATTAAGCATTGCTGTCAATTCTTGTTTGACCGGTTGGTCGTCAGGAATTTTTTGAATTTTTGAAAAAAACTCTTTGTATTCAATTTGAAACTGGGATGATTTTATCAGGGATAACATTGTTTAACTCCAATATTGTTTCTATTTTAGTGCGTATGATTTGATTATTTAACGTGTTTGCTAGACCTGTGTGTAGATGTCTAGGAAGACAATTCAACGATGCCCAACATATTGTAGCTGTGGTTGTAGTCAAAAATTCTTGATCTATAAGACATACATATGTTCCATATTCAAACCCGCGATCTTCACTGAGATAAAGTTCTATAGGTAATATGCGTCCTACAGCATAGGTGTCTAGCAATTTTTCGGCATCACACAGCAACGTAGTCTGTCTAGAAAAAGTTGGAACGGTCCATTTTTGATTTTCTAAAATCAATAATATTCGTTGTGTTTGCTTAGAAAGAAATAATAATCCCGCACGTTTTTGCATCACAATACTTATCAAGCATCTAGATCAAATCGCCAATATCCGGCGCCGTACTCACCTTCAAAGCTCTTGAGCCACTGAGAGCCGTCCCATTTGTATTGAATGCCGGTGGTTAAATTGGTAAAGTAAGTTCCAGCAGTTTCAGTTCCGGGTACCCATGCCGTAATCCAAGATTCACCATCCCATTCAATTATTGAATTTTCTTGAATGTAAGGATCGCTTCCGTCGAGATTTTTCCAAGCGTCTGGACCATCATAAGAGCTTTGTCCCCTTTGTTCGCTGTTGTTAACTGTGTCTAACACAAGATATCTTGTGCCTGCCGGAATGTTTGCAATGCCATTGAATCGTTTTTTAGGATTAAAATTATAAGGATTGACAATGGCAGTCAACGGTTTAACAGTGTTTGACGGTGTAGTGTCTAGGTCAAGGGTTATTGATAACAGAGTGGGGTCTATCTCATTAACTGTGAATCTACCAGTGATTTCTATTCCAGTAGGCTGCATAAAGTGTATTTTACTGAGATTAGGTAGATAGCCGCCTTGTTGATCTAGTATTAGCGTCCAATCTATTCGTTCACCTGTTCTAGAAGCTTGATCAGTTAGTTTTAGTGTTTGCAACAACTGGTTAGGTTCAAGTATGGATAATGTATACTTGTCTGGAGATCCTGGTATATTTGCTGTTAACAACAATACACTATAATCATTTTTAGTTTGATTTTTTGTTGCTTTGGGACTGTTTGGATCTGCTGAATTGTTGTTTGGATCTAACGGATTATCGCCAGAGAGACTTTGCACTCCTCCTGAAATTTCATTATTGTAAATAAGATCTTGAAGATTTACAATATCTCCGCCTTCGGTGAACATATTTGCCACCACGGCTCTCACAATACCTAATTTTTTAACCTTGGCTGGCGGACTGATCCATATAGGCATTTCAAATTCTATAGTGCATATGTCAATCTCAGACTCTGCTGCCTGGGGAATAGTACGTGAACTAAAATTTAGACTAGTTACATTTATCACACTGAGACTGGTCCAGTCTATGTAGTTGTCTGTGGTCTGTATCTCTAGGCTAGGATTAAACAATACCATTATCTGTTCCACCAGTTGCAGTTTTTGTTCAGTATTTGAAGTCCATATGTCTGCTTTCATTGTCAGTTTGAAAGGTGTTGGCATCAATCGTTCTACAGTATAGCCCCCGCCCTGCGTCTGATTATATATTGGATCTCCGTTGTTGTCAAAGCCGTCATAGGATCGTTCTCTAATCTGTACTTTACTGACAAACGTAGGATCTTGAATTCTAGACTGATCTAATTCTAACCCGCTGATATAGCAGGCAATTTTAGGCACAGTCGACAATTTATTTTCAGAGTTGTCTTTGATAATGGCTGCAACCTGTCTAGTCAAATCACCATACATTACCGGCACATGTTTTTCTATGGGAGTATCGCCACCTGTCTTGTATTTGAATCCTATAAACACTCGCATGAACTGTGTTACATATCGGCGTATCTGTCCGTCATAAAAATAATCCATTATTCGTCTGCCTTTGGTCTAAGAGCTTTACTCAAACTTTGTTTTTCTTTTATATTACGACCATTGATCACAGTAGTAGTATCGTTATTGATAAACGAAGCCTTTTGTGTAGATCGTATATTTTTTCCTTCAAACACATCACCACTTTCTGCAACATCGCTGGCACCTAAATTACTCATGGTCATTCTATCTTGATTTTCAAATTTTACCCAACGAATGCCGTTAAATCTAAACAATCTCTTTGGCAAGAAATCCAGTCGTAGGCAAAATTGTCCTTCGGTAGCCGAAGGAGGAAATCCAGTGCCAGCAGTAAAAGGTGCACCGTTTGGCGGTATACCATCGCCTAATAGATATCCGGTATAACCAGTTGCGCTCGGCGACAATATTTCAGAGCTAGCTGTGGCTCCTACATATATAGGATCTCCATTATCATCCACTAACGGGAACCCACTATCGTCTGTGGCCTGTACTCCGTGATCAACAGTTATTGCCGAAGCGTCAACCGAAACCAAAGTGGTTTTTCCAGTTTCTTGATCTAATTGAAGAGAGTAATATGCAGTAGTGTCGTAGCCGCTTTGAGGAGCATCGCTTTCAGCTTGATCTAACACAGCCTGTGTAATCTGCATTTCTTTTTCGTAGGTACTGAGTATATCTCTAAGACTAGTTGAAGTGTCGGCGCCGGTATCATCTGCAAGCCCATCTAATATTTCTCTAAATTCTTGACTGTCTACCAACGGTTTACATTTGGCACGATACAGATGCGGATACCAAGTGGCAGAAAATCCTTCTGCTGCTCTGGAAATTTCTTCTATGACATAAAATCTTTTTAAAGAAAATTTAAAATCGTTTAGTGCAAATTGATCTTTTAAATGCGGTAATTCTATTACATCACCGGCAATCAATTTCCTTCCTAATTTCTCTACAGTGTCGTTGATATGAAAACTCACAAAGATTGTGTCATTTTGTAAAAACAATCCAAACTGACTGAGGTTAAAATCAGTGTCTTGAATGCTATAAATTCCCCGTAGCAGGTATATATCAGAATCGTATTTTCTATCTCTGTTTTCTAAGAATAATAGGTCTTGTATATTACTAACGCTGTTGCCCGTGTAGCTGGGAGTAGCTGGACTAGTGTCTGTGGAAGACCCTGGCCCAAGATATTTGTGGATAAAAACGTCGGTACCACCTATTTGAAACATTTCCCAAATAGATTTGTCTATAAATTTAAAATCGTTGCCCTTTTCTGGGCGGTACAGGCTTAGTCTTGGCATAGTCATATATTTACCGCTACGATAAATACTTGTATGAGTCAAATAAATCAAGTTAAACAAAGCGTCTATGATTATTGTAAAAACATGCTGGGTGACGGCATGATAGACATTGAACTAGACCCACAGCACTATGAAACTGCACTGAATAGAGCATTATCGGTTTTCCGCCAGCGTAGCGATAATTCTGTAGAAGAAAGCTATGTGTTTTTAACCTTGTTAGAAGACACCAACGAGTATGTGTTACCAAAAGAAATACAGCAAGTACGTCAAATATTTAGACGCAGTATTGGTTCACGTACAGGAGGCGGTTCGGGAGGCACTGTTTTTGAACCATTTAATCTAGCTTACTCTAATACCTATCTATTAAGTTCAACTAATATGGGCGGACTACTAACCTATGAACTATTCAGTGGCTATCAAGAACTAATAGGAAAAATGTTTGGCAGTTTTATTAACTTTAATTGGAATCCTCAGAGTCATAAATTAATGATCCACCAAAGACCCAGAACTGAGGAAAGTGTTATGTTACAGGTATACATGACCAAACCAGACACTGCAATTATAGAAGATGTCTACAGTGGGCAATGGGTCAAAGACTACTGTCTAGCCAACTGCAAAATGATGCTAGGACAAGCTCGATCAAAGTTTGGACAAGTGGCAGGTCCTCAAGGCGGAACACAGCTCAACGGCGCGGCACTGATCACAGAAGCGCAAGCAGAGATGGAAAAGCTCATAGATGATTTGATGAAATTAGTTCCCGGTGGTGCAGGATACACCTGGATAATAGGTTGACTTAAAAATCTTAATATACTATAATATTCTTAATTGGAGAATATTATGATCATAGGAATATGCGGATTCATCGGTAGCGGCAAAGACACAGTTGCTGACTATCTAGTAAACTTTCACGAATTTAGAAGAGAATCATTTGCCAGCACATTAAAAGATGCTGTGAGCTCAGTGTTTGGGTGGGATCGAACCATGCTGGAAGGACGCACAGCACAGGCTCGAGAGTGGCGGGAACAAATAGATCCGTGGTGGGCAGAACGTCTAGATATGCCCACTCTAACTCCACGCTGGGTCTTACAGTATTGGGGCACAGAAGTATGCCGCAAAGCATTTCACGATGATATATGGATTGCTAGTTTAGAAAATAAACTGCGTAACAGCCGAGATAATATTGTTATTTCAGATTGCAGATTTCCTAATGAAATTGAATCGTTAAAACAGGCAGGCGGCAGTATTGTTTGGGTGCAAAGGGGCACACTGCCCGACTGGTATGAAGATGCAGTCAGTGCAAATCAAGGCAACAATGTGGGATTAAATGCGATGAAAATGCGCAAAATACATGCCAGCGAGTGGGCCTGGTTAGGCAGTGATTTTGATGTAGTGATTGACAACAACGGTTCTATTGATGACCTTTATAAACAGTCAGCTAGACTAGTAGTCGGCGACAAGATCTCCCTGCCGCCAAGTAGTCCCATCTTTGCTTAATATCTGAGCACAGTTACAACAGACAGTTTTTAAATTGCTGTGGCGGCAATGATCTAAATTGCCGTCAACATGAAATACTCTAAATATTTCACGATGTGGGCTGCGAAAACCGCATTTTTCGCAATGATTTTTTAACGCATATCCAGCTCTCTTCCATCTTGGAATTCCATGAGATAACCCGTTGTGCATACAAATTTCGCAGAGACTGCGATAATATGTTTTGTTATTTTTAATATAGTTTATAGCTCGGGGTCTTTGGCCGCATTTACATAAAGGTCTCATACTATATTTAATAAACCACACCTTTTTCTCCCCTTTTGAGGTGCTCGTAACTCCCGGTTTTTTAGATTTGTCGCTAAATATTAGTACATTGAATTAACCCCAGGAGACATTCGAATGGCACTTACATCACCAGGCGTACAAGTAACGGTAATTGACGAGAGTTTTTATACACCAGCCGAACCCGGCACAACTCCTCTTATCGTAGTGGCCACAAAAACAAATAAACTAAATGCAGCGGGCACAGCTACAGCAGCAGGCTCAACCAAAGCCAATGCAGGAAAGGCATTTAAGATCACCAGTCAACGAGATCTTGTTGAAACCTTTGGCGTTCCTTTCTTTGAGAAAACTGCCAGTTCGTCTCCTATACACGGCGGCGAAAGAAACGAATATGGATTACTTACCGCTTACAGTTATCTAGGTGCATCAAGTTCTGCATTTATTGTTAGAGCAGACATTGACCTAGGACAACTAGCAGCAACAACAGCAGCCCCGGGAGCGGAACCGGCAGATGGACAGTGGTGGGTTGATACTGCTGCCACTTTGTGGGGCATTCAAGAATGGAACGGAGCTGCTGGATCAACTACTGGCGGTCAAAAGTTTACAAATAAAACTCCAATAGTACTCACAGACGATCAAGTAGATCAAATAGCATCAAATGCTCCTAAATCTTCAGTAGGTTCTATAGGTGACTATGCAGTGGTACTTGAAACTATTGGTGACGGTGGTACACACCCTGTGTTTGCTAATCAAGAAGCCGCAAGAATTTGGTACAAAAGCCCAGGTAATACCCTAGCCAACGGTCTAACTCTAACAGCAGGACAATGGGTACTAGTTGGAAGCCCTGAGTGGAAGGCCAGCTGGCCAACTGTGCCAGGTGCATCAACAACATCCTTAACTGCAGGTCACTCAATTAAGATTAACGGAACAACTGTTAGTATTTCAGGTGCTACGCTTTCAGCAAGACTTACCAATTTAAGAGATTCTATCAACACAGATGTAACTTTAAATGGACTAGGTATCAGTGCTAAACTAGTAGGTACTGCTCTGTATCTTTACTCAGACGGATCTGCAGGGGGCGGTGATTCAACACAAACAGGAACCATTGAACTTGCAGTTGGCACAGGAACAGCACTAACTGATCTAGGATTTGAAGCTAAAGAATATTATCCACCAAGATTGCAAATTTCAACGCACACTAACGTGCCTCAGTGGAGAACAGCTGCCGCTGAACCACGCCAAACTGGTTCTGTATGGATTAAAACCACAGAGCCAAACAATGGAGCACGATGGAGAATTAAAAAGTGGAGTTCTGCTACTAAGACCTGGGAAGCAATATCTGCTCCTCTGTATGAAAACAGCCACGCTGCACTTTATTATCTAGATAGATCCGGCGGCGGCGTTAATCTTGCTGTAAACAATTTGTTTGTCAAGTATAACAGTGAAGAAGTCAATACTTCTGATAACTCGGTGCTAGCAGAATTTAAAGTGTATTACAGAAGTGCTACAGGTGGTACAGTTATAACTTCAGCAGCAATTACATCAACTTCATTTAGCGGTACAAAAACTTTTACAATGAAGCAATCCTATCCTGGCAGCTTAACTTTAGCTGTATCTGGTACAGTTAGCTTTACTGCTAATGGTAATACCGCTGATGCAGAATTAATTGCAGCGGCAATTAACGCAGCAGACTTTGGAGTAGACAGCAACGGCGATGCAATCCTCAGTCAAGTTGAAGCTAGTGTTACCGCAGATAACGAAGTATCAATTAGACACAAAACAGGTGGCGATATTCGTTTTACAGACGGCACAGGCACACCAATTGCTACATTATTCACTAATTACAACATAGACTCTGGTGCTGGTACACTAAATTTCTACGCACTACCAACAGATGCCGCAGAAGACTATCTAGCATCTAA